CATAAGACAGCACACTTTGAAAGAGTATTCTTGGAGCCTATCTTGAATGCGATGTTTGAAGTATCAAGACGTCGAATGAATATAGCTGACACAGTTCGTGTGTTCGACAGTGCAGCTAATGCTATTATCTTTAGAACTATAACTAAAGATGATATTACAGCTAATGGTAAGATCGTAGCTATGGGTGCTAGACACTTCGCTGAACGTGCACGTAGAGTACAGAGCCTTACCCAGCTTTATCAATTAAAACTACAAGACCCAACAGTTGCAGCCCACATGTCAGGCAAAGAGTTTGCCCGTATACTCGCAGAAGAGTTAGGCGAAATGACATTGTTCGGGGAGAATATCTCAGTCCAAGAACAACTAGAAACACAGTTACAAGTCCAAGAAGCTGAGATGGAAAATCAAGAAGTATTAGCACAAGCACAGGAGCTAGGATTATAATGCCAAAGAATAAACCTTATGGCGGTAAAGCCAAGAAAAAAGAACCAGTTAAAACTATAAAGAAGATGGCAGCAAAACAGCAAAAATAATGAAATCTTCTTGGTTCAAAGATTGTAAGACAAAGGAAGAAAAGGCTAAAGTTAGTCAAGTGCTTTCATCTAACAGAGAAAGCCTCCTACGTCTTGAAGTAATTCTTGAGTCTATGCTTGAGAATAGACCGACTACGATGGACTACGATTGTCCTTCTTGGTCACACAAAGTAGCTGATCGTATCGGTTACAACAGAGCACTAACCCAAGTGCTTGACATTATCAACTTAGACAAGGAATAAAATTATGGTATTTACTGACAGCGCTGCAACCAAACAGCCTGAACAGAACGCAGAGCAAACACAGACAGAAGCCTCACCACAGGCATCCTTTCTGGATAAACTCGTAGAGACAAAGGGTGAGAATTGGCGTGACCCTGAGACTCTTGCTAAAGGTAAACTTGAAGCAGATGGCTATATTAAGAATCTTGAAGATCAATTAGTCCAGATGCGAGAGGATATGAAGAAGCAAGATTATCAAGCCGATCTTCTAGCTCAACTCCAAAATAAGGCCACTGAAACTACCACAGTGAATAACGGAGAGTCCAATAATAATAATGGTAGCATTGACACACAGAATACCACTGGAGTTGTTGATGAGGATACTTTGAAGAGCCTTGTTGAAAAGACACTTACTCAACGAGAGAAGAATAGCACTGTACAGCAGAATCTTTCTCAAGTTGATAAAGAGTTAGAAAGTTCTTTTGGTACTGAAGCTGCGGCTACAGTCCAGAAAAAAGCTGAAGAGCTAGGTATGTCTATGGATCGTTTACGGGACATTGCTTCTGAATCTCCTTCAGCATTTTTTACTCTTATCGGTCAACCAGAAAAGACCTTTAGCCCTATGGTTCAAGGTTCGGTTCGTACTGAAGGTGTCAACATGCAAGCCTCGGCTGATAGGAACTGGTCTTATTACCAGAGTCTACGTCGAGAAAATCCTAATCAATATTATTCGCCTAAAATTCAACAACAACTTATCCAAGATAAGATGAAGATGGGTGATAAATTCGGCAACTCATAGAAAGGACTAGCAAATGGCTGGTATGATTTCATCAAATGCGGATATGCAAAGGCTTATCCGTTCAGAGGTTTACTCCTCAGAACTAAAAGACATCCTTCGGGATGAAATGCAAGCACAACGGTATGTCCGTATGCTAGAGGGTTTTCCTGACGGAACAACCTTTACAATCCCAACCATCGGAGAAACCGTTGCGCAGAGCTATACAGAAGACAATGCTGTTGCATACGTTCCTATGGACACAGCGGAGTTTCAATTCACGATTGATCAGTACCTGCAATCAGCTTCTTACCTTACTAAGAAAGCTTCTCAGGACTCATTCTATGCTGCTCAATTAGAGGCTCGTTTTGTTCCTGAACAAGAACGTGCAATTATGGAGCACTTTGAGGCTACTACATTTGCCTCGCCTGAAGTTGGTGTATCTGGTAACTCAGAAGAACTTCAGAACGGTATTGCTCATCGTATTTCAGGCGGTAATGCCGGTAAGTTAGAACTTTCTGACTTTGCGTATGCTCGTTATACCTTGAAGAAAGCCAATGTTCCTGATCGTGGAATGGTTGCAATTGTTGATCCATCTGTTGAATATCAAATTAACACACTGACGAACCTTGTCAACGTGTCTAACAACCCAATGTGGGAAGGTATTGTTCGTGATGGTGTAGCAACAGGTATGCGTTTCGTAGCTAACGTCTACGGCTTTGACGTATATACATCTAACTACTTGAAGGCAACAGTAGCTGATGCAGCCTTGAAAGAAAAGGACGGTTCAACTGCTAACGACTTTAGTGGAAGTAATCCACGAGGTGTAGCTAACTTGTTTTTCTCATCAGATGCAGGTGCTAACCCATTCGTGGGTGCATGGCGTCAAATGCCAGAGGTAGACTACGAGTACAACAAGGACTACCAACGCCACGAGTATGTAACTACTGCTCGTTACGGTGTTAAGAAGTATCGTCCAGAAGGTATTGTTACTATCGTAACTAAGCCCGGTCTATAATAAAATTAAGGGTGGCTCCTTCGGGGGCCATCTTTTCTCTTGACAACACTTATATTTATATGTATAATACTTAAAACACTGGCAGAGGTTTCTAATGGTTAACGTACAACATAATGCACTTACAGGTAATGAATTACATGAACCTAAAGGATTAGCAGGTACTTCCCACAGTGGTCGGGTATACGTTTCTAATGGTAGTGCTTCAGGGGCTTGGACAGCTAGACAAGATTTAATTACCGTTCACATCCATGATATTTCAACAGCAACAGACATTTATGTTCCTATTATAAATGCAGGTACAGTTTCTAAACTTCAAACAGTAACTTCTGCTGCAATCGCTGGATCAGATTTAATTATAACAGCTTATAATTCTTCTAGTGTTTCGATGGGAAACTTAACGGTTACTCAGGCAGGGTCTGCTGCGGGGAATGTAGATGTTTTGTCACCTAGTTCAAACAACATAGTAACGGCAGGAAGTTACATTAGGATTAATGGTGACGGTGGACCTTCAAGTCACGTTGATGTAATGCTTCTTATAGCCGTGGATCGTACATCATGAAGACAACTCTTTTACAAATTGTACAATCTATTTTGTCAGACATGGATTCTGAGGATGTCAATAGCATTTCAGATACCGTTGAGGCTCAACAGATTGGATCAGTAGTAGAGGATACCTACTACAATATTATTGCTGCCCGTGAAATACCTGAGCACAATAAGCTAATGACATTGACAGCTATGGCTGACTCAGCTAAACCCACTCACTTCAAGTACCCTACTAACACAAAACACATTGATAGAGTAGAGTATAACGTAGGAACTGTGGCTAAGAAAGACTTTGCTGAAGTCGCCTTTGTTGATCCAGTTTATTTCTTAGACAACATGGATGAGTCAGGTTTACTCGTAGAGACTTACGATGGTAACTTAGACATCTTTGTCGGAACAACTACAGCCCCTAGCTATTACACATCATTCGATGATGAGTATGTTATCATGAACTCTTACGATAGTGCTGTAGATACAACCCTACAGTCATCTAAGATAAGAGCCTTTGGTTCTGTGTATCCTACGTTTAGTCAGACAGATTCTTTTGCACCTGACTTAGATAACACATTGATGCCCTTGCTGTTAGCTGAAGCTAAATCAACTTGTTTCTCACTGTTCAAAGGTGGTTCAGACCCTAAGGTTGAACAGGCTGCTCGTCGTTTAAAGTCTTACGTTATGAATGACCAGTATAAAACTAAACGTCCTAACATTAGGAATTACTACGGAAGACATTAATGATTGAGTACGAACACGATACAGAAAAACAATACTGTTTGTGTAAATCAGATAAGTTACTAGCTGAAGTATACATTGAAAAAGAGGTTGGTGGTTATAGGTTTTTTACTATTCGTTATCAACGTGGTTCAGTTCCTAAAGAACTATCAGGTAGATACACGAACATACCAGCAGCACAGAATGCCCTAGAACGGTACTTGCGGAACAAACCTGTTTCTAAAACTAAACGGGTAAGAGAGTACGCAGACCAAAGAGAGATGGAACGAAATGCCGCAAAGTCTAAATCAAAAGGCAGTTAATAACTTTATTAAAGGTTTGATCACTGAGGCTGGTGAGATGACTTTTCCTGAAGGTGCCTCTACAGATGAGTTGAACTGTGATTTACGGCGTGATGGTACTCGTAGACGTAGACTAGGTGTTAAGCTAGAGGATAATCACGTTTTAAATACTGCTACTCAAGCTGCTTTAAACGGCACTAAACCTTTGTCTAGTTTTACGTGGAAAAATGTTGCAGGTAATCCTGACGTAGAGTACCTTGCAGTTCACAACGGACAATTTGTTATTTTCTACGATCAAAGTGCACCTCCTTATTCTGGAAAGTACTTAGGGTTTGTTGATTTAGCTGATGTTGATACCAGTCCAGCCTATACGGGTATGGACAAGCAAGCAAACGCACTTTCATTTTCTTCTATTAATGGTTTATTAATAGGAACACACGCAACTATTGGAAATAGTTTTACAGTATCAGAAGAAATAGCTGCTCTTGTTGGCTCAACAGACTCTTCAGGTTCTGGCACACCAGCCGCAGTACACATGAGAGTTGAATATCCTTCGTCAGCAATGTCTTTTATTGTTACAGGTACAAATACCTCTGGAGTAGTTATTACTGAAACTGTTACCGCAGGTTCTTCTCATAACACTCCTTGGACGCCAGCCACAACTAATACTTTTGCTACTGTAAGAACTGTAGAATTAACTGGAGCAAGTATCACTCAAGGTTATGTAAGGGTAGGGACTGCATCTGACGAAGATTCTATTTTTAGTGGAACAAATGGCTCACCTTTTGGTTTTTTAAGGTTAAACGGTATTTCTACAGGGGTTAATGGTCAAAAATATTTTCAAATAGAAAAAATAGATTTTAAAGTAAGAGACTTTAGATATTTTACGACTAATTTAAGAAATCTGCACATAACTACAGGTTCAGTAACTCCTGCTGAAATAGGTGACGCCCGTATATACGATACTTTAAATTCAGGGTGGGCTTCTAAAAACATTGGAAGAACTGTGTCAAGCAATGAAATTTCAGCTTTATACTATTTCAGGGCTAATTCTAGCACTCTTAATAAATTTCCCGCATTAACTCATCCTTGGTTTTCAGGTAAAAATACTTCAGATCAGTTTGATGTAGATGAGTGGAAAAAAATAGACGGGGGTAATTCTCTCTCAGGCAACGGACACTTTGTATTAGACTTCTTTAATAACTCTTCTAGACAAAGTGAGGTTGTAATTGCAAACTACCTATTACCTACTGCTACACTTTTATCAGCTGATCTTACCGATCCTATAAATTCTCGTTGGAGATCTTGTGAAGCCTTTTCAGGAAGAGTTTTCTTTGCGGGTTTAGATGACCCCGAATACGGCGGTTCTATTGTATTCTCTAAACTTATTGACTCAAGAGAAGATATAGGTGTTTGTTATCAACAAAATGATCCTACCTCTGAACATTTATCCACTTTGCTTCCTACTGATGGTGGCATGATTACAATACCTGATGCTGACAAAATACAAAGGCTGTATGCTTACCAGAGTTCTATTTATGTATTTGCTGAGAATGGTGTCTGGCAGATAAGTGGTGTTGACGGAGTGTTTAAAGCTGATGCTTATTCTGTCAACCGTGTAAGCCGTGTGGGTATTCTTAATGCTCAGAGTTTTGTTGCTGCTGATGGAGCACCTTTCTGGTGGTCACGTTACGGTATCCACACACTTAGCACTGATCCAGTGTCAGGTCAAGGTGCTGAACAGAATATTTCTGTAACAACTATACAGAGTTTCTGGGATAGTATTGATGCTGATGCTAGAGAAAAAGTTATTGGTAAGTTTGATCCTATTAACAAAAGAATATACTGGGGCTATCCTAACAAGGACGCTTCACCTGAGTATAAGATAAACAACTTTTTAATACTTGACATAACTCTTGGTGCTTTCTACCCTTGGAAGATTGAAGACAAAACATCACAACAGTACGAGGCTTTTATTGTTGGTTTTGAGTTTTACTCAGGTTTTGGTTCAGATGAATTAGTCAGAGATGTTGTAAATGGATCTGATGATGTTGTAGCAGGAAGTGATGATGTTGTCTCAACAGCTATAAACTACCACAACACAGGTGATCCAAACATAATTCTACTTGTTAGTGCTACTGCTGACCAAATACCTAGTAACAGACTTACTATGGGTTCTTTTTCAGGTGGTGACTACAAGGATTGGGGTGAGACTGACTACACATCTTTTGCTGAAACAGGGTATGACTTCGTAGGGGATGCTATCTTAAAGAAGAATGCACCTTACCTTGTCACCTACTGTCGGGTAACTGAGACAGGATTTACAGGAAACCCTCAGGCTGGATACGAGGCTGTTAATCCTTCAGGTCTTCTTGTCTCATCTTCCTTTGACTTTAGAGAAACCTTTAGCCCTTCTCAACAAGTATACAGAAAAAAGTATCCAGTTGTTGTAGATCCTAACAATTTAGACTTGTATGATTACCCTGAAGATGTTATAACTTCTCGTGTAAAACTTCGTGGACATGGACGTTCAATGAGGTTAAGATACGAAAGTGAAACTGGCAAGGACTTCATACTTATTGGATGGGGTATTGTCCAAGGTAGGAACCCTAGGTATTAATGCTTAAATATAGAAATCTTATAATACAAGAAGAAGACTATCTAAAACTTAAACCTGAAGCTAACGATTTAATTTTAAAAAATTGGGAAGACACAGGTTTAGAAGATTTAAAGTTAGACCCAGATTGGTCCTCGTATGATGTGCTATATCAGGCTGGATGTTTTGGAGTATATACAGCTAGAGAAAACAACGCTTTAGTAGGATACTTGGGGGTTCTCGCAAGAAACCACCTTCATTATAAAGGTAGTGTCTTTGCTTCAAATGATGTTTTATTTTTAGATAAAGACTATCGAAAAGGTTTGGCTGGGTACTTTTTAATAAAGTATTCTTTAGAAGACTTAAAGAAAAAGGGTGTAGATGTTTTTCTTTTTAACTCTACGGTAGAAAAACCTTATGATCCAATTTTAAAAAAGTTGGGTTTTAAACATCACGAAAATCTATACATTAAAAAGGCAGAGTCTTAAATGGGAACAGGATTAGAAATAGCAGCAATTGCGGCTATCACCGCCGCTGGAACAGGTTATAGTATCTATCAAGCTGACCAAGCTACAATTGCAGGTAAAAAACAAGCAGCAGCACAGCAACGTCAACAACAATTAGCTGCGACTAGATCTCGTAGGCAAGCCTTGAGACAAGCCCAGATGCAACGATCTCAGACCTTAGTAGCCACCCAAGCACTGGGTGCAGCAGGTGGTTCAGGGGTAGCTGGTGGTCTTACAGGCCTACAGTCTCAGCTAGGGTCTAGCCTAGGGTATTCAGGTATGCAAGGGCAATTGTCTGGGCAGATCTCAGCCTTGGGTGTTCAACAGCAAGCAGCTATGGCAAGGTCACAAACAGGATCAGCCATAGCTAATTTGGGTATGCAGACTTTGAGTATGACAGGGCCTCCTAAGTTTGGTAGTTCTACTGGCGGCAACCCCTAAAGATAAGCAAGTCTAGCATAATTAAAAGGTACTTTAGTTAATGGCAACTATTCTAGGACAGGGCATTATAAAGTCAGTCTTCTTAGGTGATGATGAAGAAGAAACTAACGTCACACCTATAGAAGATCCTCGTTCATCTGCTGTTGAACGAAAGGATACTGCTGTCCTAGGTGCTACAGGTAAACTACCTGAAGAATTAGAGATACCTCATGCTGAGATAACTGAGAGAGTAAACTTAGCTTTGTCTGCTGCTGTAAGTTCTTACACAGATGAGGGTGCTGAAGTATATGAGACAGCAGAAGAATTACAGGATCAGGCCAAGAAGGGTTCTGATCTTGTTTCTATTGGTGACTACTTCGATAACTCATTCCATGCTATGGATAACCCTAGGCTTACAAGTGCACAGAACCTAGCATCTATGAAGTATCAGCTAACAGTTGACAAACTAACTGATGCTATTCAGGATCGTGCAGCTTCAACGAATGCTGGTTCAGTCTTGAATTGGTTTGATCGTTACATCCTAAGACAGTTTCCTATCGGTGCCTTTGAAGATCTTACAATGAAACGTAAGAATGTTTCAGAAGAGTTTGCTCGTGCTCTTGCAGGTAATATGTCTATGGAAGAGTATGAAACATTGCTTGACACAAGACTAGATGAGTATCTTGGTCAGGGTGTTTTGTTTGCGGATAACCCTGCTGCTGTTGCTGATTTGTATGCAACAATCGAAAGGTTCGGGAACAACGACATAGCTGTTACTGAGGCTATTATTGGGGCTATCGACATATTCCCTTTTGTGTCAGCTGGTTTCAGCATAGGCGCTAAGAGTGTAAAGGCTGGTAAAAATCTAATAACTCTTTCTCAAAATTCTACAAAGCCCTCTTCTAAAAAGGCTATTACAATAACAACAAGTAAAGGGTCAGACGGTAAAGAAGTTGTAGAACTTAGAGTAGATGGTAAAGTTGTAGAAACATCTGATAGTATAGCTGAAATTAGAAAGATTGCTAAAACAATTACAGATATTTCTCAGTCACCCACAGCATCTACTCGTGCAGGTGTTATTAATGGACCTGATGCTGCAACGGATGTTGCTGAGAATATAGCTGCACGTTCAGATGACCCTGAGAACTTAGCAAGCATGGGGCCAAGCCTTACAGATCCTTTGTCTGACAATGCTCCTGTACGTCCACTAGGACAAGCTGCTATGAATAACCATACAGCCACACAAGTAACAAAGGAAGCCTTTGAGTACGTTGGACGTACTATGGGTGACATATATGATCAAAAACTATTACAAGAATATATCACTACTAGGGTTAGTAACATTGCATCTACACTTAATCGGGGTGTTATCAACTCAAAGCTTGACGGACGAACAGAGAAACTTACCGTTCTCCTTGGTCATCCAAAGACAGGCAAAGCTTTAACTAAAGATGCTGCTGAGAAGTATGCTGAGAATGTACCTGAAGCTAATGTCGTAGCTATCAATGCTGACAAAGGTGCCTATGCTGTTCAGGTAGATGAAGTAATTAAGATGGATGACTTCATTAAGACTGACAAGTATGCTCAACTGCAACACGTAGAGGGTGTGACAGGTAAGTTGTTCAGCAAACTATTCCAGAGACTACCAACTTCTGGGTATCACCTACTTGACAATGCTGATGCAACTAACTTAGCCTACCGTGCTGAAAGTGGTGCTGTTAGACTTAATCAACTTAATAAGCCAATGATTGATCAAGTCAACAAGATGTCAGGTAAAGAGATCGATGAAGTAGGGGATATTATTCAGAGGTTACAGTCTCAGGATTTGTCCTCTCAAAGAAACTGGTTTACAGATGACGAGTTCAGTGATCTCTGGAGGGCTGACCATAAAGGCCTAGCACCTTCTCAAAAAGTACTAGATGGTTACAGAGCCTTGGTCAATCTGTCTGACCACACTTACCATTTACGTGCCACAAGTCTTGTCAGAAGAATGCATGCAAATGGCTATCGTCGGATAACTGTTAATGTTGGTGGAGAAGAAACATTCCTAGCTGGTAAAAAACTAGGAGAGCTACCTTCAGATGTTAATGAGTTTATCGATGCTGATTCAGGGGTAAAATTTACCAAGGATGACTACGATGGACCTATGGTTAATGTCTTTGAAATTGACATGGACATTGGTGGCATCAAGTATGTAGTGGACACCCGTACAATAAAACCTTTAGAGCCTGAAGATGCACTAGGTTATAATGCAGGTGGCCCTCGTGTAAACCCTGAGGCAACTGACTTTGTTGTAATGCTAGACAAAAATGGCAAGCCTTTAAAGGTAGCTCTGTCAGCTAGTTCAACTAAGTCAGCTACTACGGCTGCTAAACAGATGGGTAATCTTTAC